GTACCGTTACCATATTCTCAGATTGTTCTAGCACCTTATGATGCTGGTCTACCATGCTATCCAGATACTTACTGAAGTGGTCCCATTGGCGGTTGTTGCCCACCAGCGGCTTCAGCTTGTTGAGGAGTTCCCTGTTGTTGTCCATTTCCACTAAATCCCTGTTCACCCGGTACAGGAGCCTGTCCCATACCTATATTGCCACCACCTGCACCTGTCGGGTCCATTGGGTTTGCACCTGCTGGTGCTGCGCCTTCTGGCCCTACGGGTGCTTGAAACTGTTTCATAATTTCAGCTTGCAATGCGGCTTCGTCCATATTGTTGGTTACTTTGTCAGGGTCTAGTCCCATTGAGTTAGCTATCTCACGAATAATATATTGGAACTTCGCAAACGGTGCTAACGCTGGGCTACTTGCTACTTGCAAGAACTGCATTAATCTTTGACTACGTACCTCTGTAGCCATTAGGCTTTCTGTTCCACGTGCTTTAACTTCTAAGTCGCCCTTAATCTCTGGGTCAAAGTCAAACTGCATATTAAAACGAAACAGTCCTTCGCCTAATGGACGCAGAAGATAGTCATCTACATTCTTAATAACTGTTTTAGTGCTGCCTTGTGCCGCACCCATAAGCATAGAGATACCAGAAGCTGTACGGCCTACACCTGATACACCAGTCTGCCCATGTGCAAATGATGGGAAGCCTGTGCTTTCATCTGCCAGTACACGTGCCTTATCAAACAGCATCATATTTTCTTGTGACACGTTGGGAAACTTAGTACCAAAGATAGCCTGACCCGGTGCGCCACCCTGTCTACGGAATATCTTGCCCGGATATAGTGACAAGTCTTGGCCCGGTACTAGATTGGTTTCATCTACTTCTACAATCAAGTTACCTGACAGTACAGCATTGTCTACAGCCATACGCATAAAGCCATTCATCAATGTCTGCGTATCGTCCATGTTCTCAGCAATACCCACACCAAAGAATGAGTATGGGTTTAGTTCATAAGGTGCAGCGTGATATGGTATCTTAGCTGGCTTAAATGGGTTAAGCACCATACGCAGTAGCATACCGTTGCATACCCATACGTTAGCCTGTAATTCATCAAACTCTTTTAATTCTTTCGGGATGTCGATTTCTTGCTCTTCAAGCATCTCGATATCAACCATACCCCAATACTCAAGAACTTCAAAACGGTCAATGCTTGTCTCAGGCGCATAATCAGAAAGGTCATCTTCCCAATACTTCTTATCATAGTTTTCACCCTGTGCAATTGCGGCATCAATTACCTGCGCACGGAAGTATGGACGCTTCTTGAGATTACGTAGCTGTGTACGTGACATCTTGTGACGCTCAATCACATACTGCGCCTCATCCATGCTATTCGCATCTGGGTCAGGATAAAAATTCCAAACTGATACATGAGATACTTGTGGTACTGTTTTAAATAATGGGTCATAGTTGCCATCCTCATCCCAATTAGGATACTCTTTGTCAATAGCAAATGGACCTTTCATTACACCTGTACCAAACAGTGCCATTTCAAATGCGGCATTACGTAAGTGTTTACTCGCACCTGACTCGTCTAATTGGTCATGTATTTTCTTTTGCATCTTCTTAGCTGCAATCATGGCAGGACTAAATGCAATAGCTGTAGGTGTTTTGCCCGGACCTTCTCTTAGTTTATCTTGTACTGGCTCAAGTTTATTTTGCATTACACCCAACTTTTCAGATAGGCTTACTGCGGTTGAACCCGGCTCTAAGTCATTCCCATCACCAGCAAATCCATACGGACTTACATTTGGGTCTACCTGCATTTGCTCTGGTTCTTTAGGGTCAAAGTGTACATCCTCTACTACACCTTCAGGTAATCCTGTAGGGTCAATAGAAAGAGGAAACTTGTTATTAGCAAACAACACATCAGTAATCTGACCATAAGCTGCTAGTGTCTTAGTCTTAGTTACTTTAATAAATACGCGAGACTTTTCCGCTTCAGTAAACTGCACATCATTACTATACAGTCCACGATAATTACGATAAGCACGTAGCCATCTATTCTCATCTTGTTCACGATAATCTTCAGAACGTAGGTAGCGACTTTGAATAAACGGAATAATAGAAGATACATCTGCGTCTTCTACTACAGTATCATCCGTATCTTCCAATGCAATTGCATCGTCCTCAATCATCATATCATCTTCGTTCATAATATATCCTTAATATCCAAAGGTTGCATCTGCAACTGGCATACTATTTCTGGGTCCACCACGAGCGTCATAGTCAAATATACTAAATCGCGGTCTGCTCATTATACCATATCTCAGCGCATCATACAAGTGGTCTTCAGCATTTGTATCCACGTCTTCCGGGTTTTTCTTGTCCAGCGGTATGGCGGGTAATTGGGACACGACATTTGTGCAAGAATTAAAGAAAACAAGTCTTGGCTCCTCTGTAAATTCGTCTACCTGTAAACGCCTATGTATTTCGTTCTTACCTGATATGCGGCTACCACGGCTACGGTCTGATGGTCTCCACCGACAGCCCTTCATAATCATTTGCTCCGCAAGAGAAGGGCCAGTGTCACCACGCTTGTGCCAAAGAGAACTGTCCAAAACACCATACTTAATATTTCCATCACCAGCCTCTGCATCCAGTATCATATCTGCCAAATCTGTGGCAAGGACTTTAGATACGTAGAGTTCTCTATATACCACAAGTTGTTCATTAGGTGCAACAGCAAACCAGACAACGCCAGACTTGCTGCCGTAACCGTAATCGCAAGCCCTAAACTTAACCCAATTACTAGGAATATCAAAAGGCTCAACAACGTGAATATTGCGGTCAAACTCAGTAAAAGCCGCGCCTTCTTTGATGTCCCAATCCCCGTCCAAAAGCTGTCTTCGTTGTTGCTCTGGCATGGAGAGAAGCATGGCTTCGTAGTCACCCGATTCCGCAAGGTATGGATTATCAGAAAGTCTTGCGGGTATAAATCTTCTTTTGTATAAAGGTCTTCCAGCCTTTGCGTGTCCTGCTGGGTATCTAAGAACTTCTCCTGTTTCAATATCGGTTGCATCGTAGGCTCTGTTGTAAGGCGCAGGGTCAATGAACATCTTCTTAACCCAATGATGACCTCTGCCGCCGGGGTTGGTCGTAGCCCTCATATAAATTGGCAAATCTGCTGCAGTGGACCTTAGACGAGACCGCATATAGTTCCATGCGTATGGTGTGGCCATTGTGTTAACTCGTCAAACCCTATCCAGCTAAACGCTAGACCCTGATAACGCAAGACATCATCATCTCTGTCGAGGTAAGACATCCACAACCTTGCACCAGATGGCGCAGTCCACTGCATCTTTCTTTCTGACCACTTAATACCGGGCCAGATTTTTGGGTATAACTCCTGCGACTTGAATACGAGTTCTCTTAACTCTTCTGTTGTATGTCGCAAAAGCAACCCACTAAATGCGGGATGCCCCATGTAGCGTAGTGGGTCAGAGAGCATAGCATAGGACTTACCCCCGCCAGCACTTCCACCATATAACACCTCTCGTTCCGCTGCAGCTAAAAAGTCTGTCTGTGGGCCGGGATTAGGCTTAAAGAGTACATTAGCTGTCTCTTCTATGGCCTGTGTTTCGTACTCTATCGGTTGTATCTCAACCGTTGGCTCTTGAACCTGTTCTTTCTTCTTCAAGGGCTTTCGCTTTGGCGATTGCCTTTTCCGCATATTCTGCCCACTTGCGGATGCTCGTAGCTTGGTTCTTACGTCTTCGCTCATTAGCTAACCTTTTCCTTAACCCTACATGGGATATGTAGCGGCCTGTCTGTGTACTGAGCCAGTTTGCTACTTCACGATAACTGTATTGATTTACGTGGCTTCTTGCCTTCTCAAGTAAATCTAATTCAATCTGTATAGGTTGCAGAAGGTCGGGGTCTGCTTCATCCTGTTTATATCCGAATGGTACTGTACGTGCAATACGTGGTATAGCTACCCACTCGTTCTGTTCTTTAATATCTGTTGGCTGTGGTAGCTTCCACTTGCCTATGCTTCTAGTCATCG